GATACTACAGGTGTCAACGTACCGGGTGAAGGGCTTTTGGTGGTTAACGGAATCTATGCGTATTTGCTTAATGTAACCTTTGTCACCGCGCATTTTGGTTAAGCTATGAGCACTTCCGGCACCTCCTTTTGGACTCCTGATGTAGCTGAGATTATTGAAGAAGCTTGCGAACGCGCGGGCTTTGAAATTCGTACGGGCTATCAATTTAGGACCGCTCGGCGGAGCCTTAATATTCTGTTTCAAGAGTGGGCTAACCGGGGAATCAATCTCTGGACAATACAAGAAGATCAGATCCCGCTTGTTTTTGGGCAAGGAACCTACGACCTCCCTGCTGATTGTGTAGACATTGTAGAGCAAGTGATAAGGCAGTCACCGGGCAGTCAATCTAACCAAACAGACCTTATCATCCCACGTATTGCTCTTCCTACTTATGCCGCTATTCCTAACAAACTATCTACTGGTCGTCCGGTGCAGGTGTGGATAGATCGTTTGGCCCCGATTCCTCAGATTAATATTTGGCCTACACCCAACCAGTCAGGCTACTATTTCCATTATTGGTACCTCCGTAGGATTCAAGATGCAGGCAATTCTGGTGCTAATACATTGGATATGCCATTTCGTTTTCTCCCAGCTATCATTGCAGGGCTTGCCTATTACATGGCTTTAAAAACGCCAGAAGGGCTGGACCGAGTATCTATGCTGAAGCAGATGTATGATGAAGCTTGGGATATGGCCGCAGGCGAAGACCGCGAAAAAGCTCCCGTTCGCTTTGTACCTATGGCTGGGTATCTTGGTGGTGGCTGGTAGTGGCTACACGGTTCGCTTCCTATAAGCGGGCCTTCGGTTTTTGTGACCGGTGTGGGCAACGCTACGATCTAAAAAGACTTAAAAAGTATTACATCATGGGTAAGCTTATCAATGATAAGGTTTGCCCCGAGTGCTGGGACCCTGACCATCCCCAAAATTGGGTCGGTATTTTAGGTTCGCAAAAAGTTTCTAACGACCCGCAGGCCCTACGTGAGCCACGCCCAGATGCAAATAGAAATGAGAGCTGTAGTGATTTTGCGTATAATCCTGTAGCAAGTTTGACGGTGTATGTTGAGTTGAACAATGTGAGAATATCCGGTTTCACTGCAGTTCAGCCAAGTGTAGTAATTGTCCCGCCTGTTATGGGCTCTGTTGATTTTTGAGGTGTAAAATGGCTAAATGGGAAGGTTCAGCTAAGGATGTCGCGCAAGACACCAAACTGGCAAAGAAGCACAAGATGTCTATGAAAGAGTGGGAATCCTCCGATATGGACAAGAAGCACGACAAGCAGAAGTCTACCAAGGGCCTAAAGAAAGGTGGGCCTACTTCAATGGATCGTAAAAAGTTTGGTAAAAATATGAGTCGTGTGATGAACCAAAAAAGTTCTTCTAGGGGGCGGTAATGGCTAAAATAGAAAACAAACCTGCTTCTGCTTATTCAAAGCAAGGGCTGCAGCCTAATACGAACGGCTATCCGAACAATATCGCAAGCACTCAGACACAGAAGACTCGCGGTACGGGCGCACAGACTAAGGGCACTAAGCACAGCACGAAGATGGGCTAATCATGGCTTACGACATTACGACATACGCGGGACTGTCACAGGCTATCCAGAGCTTTACGGAAGTTGACGAGCCAACTTTTGTTAACAACATCCCAAATTTTGTTCAGGACACTGAGAGGCTGGTTAATAATACCGTTCAGCTTCCCGCGTTTCGTAGAAATGTCACCGGCACAGTAACCCCAAATTTCCCGTACTTGACGATCCCTTCTGATTTCTTGTCTACCTTCTCGGTAGCGGTAACGGGCGACCCTAATCTGGCGTCACCTAATTATTCATACTTGCTTAATAAGGATGTTAACTACATCCGCGAGGCCTTTCCTTTCCCTGCAGTGACGGGCATACCCCAATACTATTCAATCTTTGATGCCAACACGTTTATTTTGGGGCCTACACCCGATCAGGTGTACACCATCGAGCTGCATTACTTTGCGTATCCACAATCCATTGTAGTCACGGGCCAGACTTGGTTGAGTATCAACTATCCAAACGTCTTGTTGTACGGCGCTCTTGCCGAAGCCTATATATTCCTTAAAGGCGAAGCGGATGTCTTGCAGATGTACCAAGCCAAATTTGATCAAGCAATGGCCCTTCTTAAACAGCTTGGTGACGGTAAGGATCGCGAAGACAATTATAGGACGACTCAAGTTCGAAACTCTGTGGTATAATAGATTCATGGACATAGCAATCTACAAAATCACGAATACCATAAACGGTAAATTTTACTTTGGTCAAACTGTAGACCCAAAACGCCGTTGGCGCACACACAAGTATTTGGCTAACAAAGGTATTTATAAATACAAACTCTATAACGCTATGCAAAAATATAGACTGGAAAACTTTACGTTTGAAGTCGTGCATTGGTGTGAGGATAAGGCTACAGCAGATGAGTTTGAAAAGTTTGTTATAGCAGAAAGTGGGTCTAAAATTTCCGGTTATAACACAGCTCCGGGGGGTGAAGGAGCGGGTTCTGGAAAAGATCATCCCGCGTATGGGGTAAAAAAAGCACCAGAATTTGGGGAACGAATACGCAAAAATCAAACAGGGCGCTTGCTGACAGACGAGTGGAAAAAAGCAATAAGCGATAGCCTAAAAGGTAAACCTAAAACAGCAGAACACGCAATTAAAGTAGGGACTGCGCAAAAAGGTAAAAAACGAGGTCCGCTCTCCGAAAAGCATAAAGCTAAGTTACGAGAAATTGGGGCCGCAAGAAAGCCCTCTGAAGCGTGTATAAGGGCAGCAGCAAAGACTAATTTAGGTAAGAAGCGTAGCTTGGAGACTATTAACAAAATGCGACAAGCGGCGTTAGGTCGAAAACGCAGCCCAGAAGTAAAAGCAAAAATTTCTGCTAGTATGAAAGCATTTAGAGCTAAGCACCGGGACTCCGACATTAAATTTTCTGTAGAGGTGCAGTAATGGCTATCACCCAAAGTGTGACTACAAATTTTAAAGCCGAAGTCCTCGAAGGCATTCACAACCTCTCTGTGGGCGGCGATACTTTCTACCTTGCACTATATACACCTAGCGCTAACATCAACTCTTCAACAACGACTTATACATCGGTTGGGGAGATTTCGGGTGGGAGTTATACCGCGGGTGGAGGAGCGCTGACTAACTTGGGGGTAACGACTTCAGGAACTTTAGCGTATGCCAGTTGGGCGGATATAGCTTTTACAGGGCCTCTTACCGCCGCAGGCGCATTGATATACAATGTATCTAAAGGGAACCGATCTGTGGCCGTTCTTAACTTTGGTGGATCTTATACATCGGACGGTTCAACGCCGTTCACGGTAACTTTCCCGCCTAACAATTCTGCTACGGCAATAGTCATTTTTAACTAACGAGGCTCAAATGAGTAACGAACTTTCAAATTTTGGTGACCACGCTGTAGCTTCTTTGCAGGCTAATGTGGTTGCTCCTGAAGGGATGGGTGTTGAGGGTTCATGGCATGTTGAATGTCGTGACAAAGACGGAAACTTAAAGTGGGTTGAAGAATTCCCCAATCTTGTTGTAGCCGCAGGTAAAGAACTCCTGCTGAATACGCTCCTTCGCACTTCTGGCACCTATACAACTGTTGGCCCCTTCTTGGGCCTGACCAAGGTCAGCTTGACACCTGCAGCTACCGACACCATGACCACGCTGGTTACGACCAATTCGGGTGAGTTCATCAATTATACGGTAGGCGGTTCGGCGGTTCGTGGTACTGCGGCTTTTGCTGCGGCGACTTCTACGGGTACGACTCCTTCTAATGTGACTTCATCTACGGCTTCTGCTATTACCTACACCATTACGGGTGCGGGTGGTACGGTCTATGGATGCTTCTTGGTTACCGGTACAGGCGCTGTGAGCACCCAAAGCTCTACTGCAGGAACTCTGTATTCTGAAGGCAACTTCAGCGTAGCTAAGACGACGACAGCGGGTGATACGGTGGCTGTTACTTATTCGACGAG